AATATGTATACAACAACCACAACATTTGGAGACTACCAAATCAATTATATTATAATAAAATGAAACAACTACTATATTTTAGTGCAGGGTATTGCCAACCATGCAAACAATTTAAACCAATAATGGAATCCCTACAATCAGAAATGTCTATTACATTTATTGATGTAGAGGCCTCCTCTCAAACCGCCGCACAATATAACGTGCGTTCTGTTCCAACAACAATTTTGATTGAAAATGGATTTGAAAAAGGTAGATTAGTTGGAGTAAAATCTGCAAACGATATTAGATCTCTATATAATAGATAATTTGGAGGAGCGAAAGCTCCTTCATATATTCCAATAAAATTAAAAGTTATGGGAAGAGGTAGACCTTCTAAAAAAACCACTACAAAACAACCTATAGTTCGAACGGGCCGTCCTGCTTCTGAAAAGATTGTTACTTGTGTTGTTTATAAAAAACCAAATGGTAGAAAACATTACCTAAATACCTATATAAACTTTAGTATAGATTCTATTATCACCAATAGAAAACATACTCCTCTTATCCAAGATGATTATGAAATCATTGACATTGGTATAGGAAAATCGTTTATTGAAAGATATAAAAAACAATATAAAATAAAGGAAATAACAATTAAAGATTAACATGCAAGAAAACAATCGTAAAAAACAACACACAGATCTAGAGTGTGTACCTGTAGGATTTGCAAATGGTGTTGCACCTGGTTTCCCATTAACTGAGGAACAAAAATGGGAAATGGTAGATAAAGCCGAAAAAGCATATGGGGATTTCTTAACAGCATTAGGTGTGGATTGGAAAAATGATCCAAACTCAAATAATACTCCGCGTAGAGTTGCAAAGGCTTATGTATTTGATTTATTTGCTGGAAGATACAGTAACATGTCTGAAATTACTTCATTCCCCTCAGACGGATATGATGGAATAGTTATTGAACGAAATATTCCCTTAACTTCAATGTGTTCTCACCACCACCAAACAATTGGAGGAGTTGTTCATATAGGATATGTTGTTGGGGAAGGTGGGCGTGTAATTGGTCTTTCTAAACTAAACAGAATAGTTGAACACTTTGGCCGTAGAGGAGCTATTCAAGAGCAATTAACCGCCGCTATCCATCAA